AAGCTTTCTACCGTCTGAAAAACAAATCTACCCTGGTTTGTTGATTGATTAAGAATCATGTTCACTCTCCCAATGTTCCCCCGAGTCGAAGAAGCTATTCCTGCTGCCTTCTGTTTTGCTGTTGGTGCTACGGTGCACCAAGGTGTGAAGTTGGTTAAATACTTAATGCGCGAGAAAAGTATAGAAGCTGTAACTAGAGAAACTCTTAAATCTTTTGACGAGTGTGACACTGGTGTTGAAGCCAGCTTAGAGATGCTGTCTAGTGTTGCTAAAATGGCTCCTAGAATTCGTAAACGGGCTAGACAGATTGGTGCGAATTCCTTGGCTTTAAATGCATATTTGAAATTTGGAAAACGGCCCAAGAGCCCGGCCAATGTCATTATAACCCGGAAGTACGTTTCGGATCTATTGGTGGACAATAAGGACTTACGATTGAGGGACAAGGTTGAATTGATGGATATGGCCGTTTTTCTAAGCTTTCTACCGTCTGAAACTAGTCTGTTGTGTAACGAAATGGAAAGAACCAAGTCGTATGCAGGAAGGTTTGTTCCTGCATTTCTTCGCGACTAGGGGTGCCTATACGAGGGCCGTGGGGTGTCGAGTGGGTTGACAAAATTGATGATCCACCCCAGTTTGACGGTCAGTAAGCGTAAGGACCTCTCTTGTTTTGTTAAATGTCGTCAGTTTGTTAGGCTTGATGGGATTAGTCCACCCTTGGATATCAGGCCTTTTAATAATTGTATCGATACGTTGGAAAGGGCGGTTAATGAGCGCGTTTTCTTTGTTAAAAACAGAGAAGGTGTGTTTGTTGAGCCGCCTAAACCCACGTACGAACGTTTTTCTAAAACATTATCCAGTTTTAGAAACGATTTGGTCCGTTATTTGCCGCGCACCGTCCCGTTGAGTCGTCAGCAATTTGTTGACACATTCCGGGGCCGGAAGCAAGTAATGTATCAATCCGCTTATGAGTCGTTGTTGCACCACAGCTACACTCATAAGGACGCGGAGATCAAGGTGTTTGTTAAGTGTGAGAAAACCGACCACACCTCCAAAGTGGATCCGGTTCCCCGTGTTATCTCTCCTCGATCTTCTAGATATAATATAGAAGTAGGTCGTTATTTGCGTAAAATTGAAAATTGCGTTTTTAAAGCCATAGGTAGAGTGTTTGGGCATACCACAGTGATTAAAGGAGTGGATTCTAACGAAAGCGCGAAACTACTGCAAGAAAAGTGGGGTATGTTCTCTAATCCAGTCGCTGTTGGGCTGGATGCTAGTAGATTTGACCAGCATGTGTCTCAGGCTGCATTGCGATACGAACATGGAGTGTATTTGGATTGTTTCCCGATGTCAAAGAACAAGAAACAACTGGCGGGGCTGTTGAAGCAGCAGCTCGTTAATAAATGTAGAGGGTACACTCCTGATGGCAAGTTGAAATATAATACCGACGGTGGTAGGATGAGTGGAGATATGAACACAAGCTTAGGGAATTGCTTAATCATGTGTTCTTTGATACACTCATACCTGAGCTACAAAGGCATTGTGGGTCAGCTAGCCAATAACGGTGATGATTGTGTCGTATTTATGGATGCTAAAGATGTCGTTTCATTCCAAGAGGGCCTGTTTGAATGGTTCGAAGGAATGGGCTTCCATATGACCATGGAACAACCTGTTTACGAGTTTGAACATATTGAATTTTGTCAAACAAAACCCGTATTACAAGATGGTCATTATGTAATGTGCCGAAAGCCACACACGACATTAGCGAAAGATGTCGTCCTATTGACTCCATCACCAACTGTCATGCAGATGGAGGCGTGGCTAGATGCTGTTGGACAGGGGGGGTTAGCCTTAACAGGTGGCCTTCCTGTGTTCCAAGAGTTTTACCAGTGCTTGGTTCGGAATGGACGTGATACAGGTGCTAAATTTTGTGACAATGTGCACATGTTTGGCTGGGGGGTTCGTCAGCTGATTGGTGTCAACCATAAGCGGTACTCCCATGTACTACCTGAGTCACGTGCCAGTTTTTACTATGCTTTTGGTATCACTCCTGATGCACAAATCGAACTAGAGAAGTTCTATAGGGAACTGACAATAGATGTTAGTGTTAGTGTCAACCAGCTAACTTACAAACATGACTTAGGGTTAATGAATGGTTTGGGGTGTTGAAGTGTAAAGGGACCAAAACGTTTCTAATTGTGGCTATCATACCACAATGTTGTAAAAATTTACGTGCTAACCAAAATGCCGAACGACTGCACGGCTCCCGCTCTTAGTGAGTTCTTTCAACATGTACAGTCTCAGTGTTAGTTGCTGGGATCCCATACACAACTAAATAAATAAAATGAAAAATTTAAAACGTAAATCCGCTAATATTTTGACTCAAGCTAAGAGGTATAAGAACGAGGCGAACTCACAGCTCGCTGCAGTTGATCGAATCCTTGGTGGCGCTATCATCTCAAATCCGGTCGTGCAAGCAGTTGCTCCCTATGCTAATATGGCTGGGCGAGCTATTGACTATTTTGACACCTTGTTGAATGTGAATGGCAATACATCCCATCCACAGATTGCAGCTGGCACTTCGGCTGGCGTATCACAAACTATAGGTGTTAATAGGTCAAAACCCAAGATAACTGGATCTCGAGGTAATATCACCATCACGCATAAAGAACTTGTAGGGGAAGTTACAATGGTTTCCGCTGTTGCCACTAATCCTACTACGACAACCGGCCAAAGCGCGTTCACTTTGTCTCCTACTAATACTTCTTTGGTGCCATGGCTATCCACAATAGCCGGCGCGTATGATTATTTCAAATTTAACCGTGTGCGCTTAGTATACGTACCATTGTGCTCCACATCTACCACTGGTAGAGTTATGCTTGGATATGATCCAGACGCCACAGACTCTTTAGCGTATGATAGACAAGGTTTATCTTCTTACTCCTGTTCTTCTGATGGTAGTGCATGGGGAGTGATGAGCTTAGATTGTAAGTTACCGACTAACCAACCTTGGTACCAAAGTAACAACATCACCACACTTGCCCAGTATGCAACTAGTTCTATGGGGCAAGTCTTTTGGTCAACTTGGGCCGGCGCTGGCACGTCAACAGTTGGGGAGCTATACATTTTGTATGATATTACACTCAAGGATCCCCAGCCTACCTCACTAAATGTGTTTGTGGCTAATGGCAATGGTGCCACTGTATTGAATAACTTCGAGTTCAACTCTCCTGCGTCCTTGAGTAGTACTGCTACTTCTATTGTGGTTTTCTTTGTGGGTGCTGGCACCTACACCATCACAATAAGTGCTAAGACTACAGCTGCTACGGGCGCACAGACTCTTGGGATGGCTGGTGGAGCTTCTGTTATTGGTGGGGGCGCTGGACAGTATCATGTTGGTGACGGCACAGATATGATTAACACATTTCAAGTGAATGTCACCAACTCTGGGTATTCCACTGCGCCTGGTACAATAACGAGTCCCGCTACGGCCACTGTTGCTGGTCTCGCCGGTCTCGGTGCGTATACTGTTAATGTTATTAAGACTGAACGTCTAGTTGCTTATCCTACAGTACCATAGAAATTTTCATTTAATCACCGGATGCACGGTGTATAAACATGTGCTATTTCGCTTTCTAAATCCGAAACATTGTGTTCAATTTGTGCTCCGCTGGGATGCGTAGGGCTTCGGTGGTGGTACGGCCTAGGGGAGATGGGTCACAAATTGGCATAGTGCTAGGACCTAAAAATTAGATAATTAAGGTGCAGCCTTGGGGGTAAATTTGCCTTCCTCTAGGGCCCCAATCAAACTGGG